GAAAAGAGCGGTGTTCCGTGCGCTACTTCTCGCGGTGCCCCAGGGTGTGTTGCTGCTGTTGCGAGCCGGCCTCACCCCTGGGATTTGTTACCATCTTCTTCACATGTGCCCCTGGCGGCACGCAAATGGACGCAAAAGGTTCACCCCATGAGGACAGCCGAGCAGGAAGCGGTGCTGCGCTCCGTGCGCAAGCTGGTTGATTTCTGGCAAATCGAGGCCCACGAGTTGGGCGGCATCGTGCCGCCGGTGGCGACGCCATTGCCAACCGTGGTTGAAGCTGCGCGGCCCAGCTATCGCCACCCGATCTCGGGTGAAACCTGGCATGGCGAGGGCAGCCAGCCGGAATGGTTGAAGGCGGCGCTCACGCGCGAGGGCTACACGGTGGAAGAGCTGCGGTTGTCTGTTTCCGACGACCCGGCCACCTCGGCCTGAACTGGTCTCCGACAGGAATCGCAAATCTCGGCTAAGTGAATGATTCGATGGTGATTCCAGCGTTGTGGGTAACGCAGGTGCCAACAAAAGAACCAACAAAACATGGGGCTCACCTGATGCCGTAGGTGATGGACTTGGCGCAGTAGTTGTCGAGCTCAGGTGAAGGCAGTCACCTCGCTGGACTTACCGGCATTGACGCTCGCCAAGCTTCACCCACTTGTCAGTCTTGACGAGCTTCGCGATGTCGATGACCTGAACAGAGATGCCTTCTCCGGACAAGCCATGCTCCCCGATGACCTCGCAGAGGTACTGCGCGTAACCGTCTCGGTTTTTGCCTGTGTCGAGCACTCCGACCTTCAAAACGCGGGGGCTGGTCCAAACCGCATCTTTGACGGTCGGCTCGCTGTTCTTTAGCGCCCGCAACACAGCGTCATGCTTTGCGGTAGGACTGGCAGCGCTCCCGATACTGCAGACCAAAAGCCCGAGACACAGTGCGTAGAGTCGTTGCATGAGAGGCCCCTCCAAGTTTGTTCTCGCTACTCTGCCATCTGCTTGGCTCTGACCCAAGGCCGGCAGACGTCGATGGAGCAAAAAAGTGGGGCGTCAAGCCGCCGCAGTACGCGACTCGCCAGCCCAATCCCCCACATCGCAGGCCCGATCGGGTCGCTTTTGTGCACGGGCGTTCAGCAGTTCTTCCAGGGCGCCGTCTGAAAGCTTCTTCGGGTCGATGGTCGGCGCCTCGGGGGCTTGCTCGTTCAGGCGCTGGACCGTGTCCTTGTTCGCCGCCAGCAGGTTCAGGGCGATGGATGCGGAGTCGTTGGCCAACTTGGTCAGGGCGGCCACGCCTTTCAGGCTCTCGACCGAGGCCAGAGGCTGGGCATCGTCCACCTTCTGCACCTCGGTGTTGGCCAGGGCATTCAGGCGGTGCGCCGTCTGGGCGCCGTAGTGGGCGGCGCTGGCCAGGTTGTCGCTGATGGCGCGCAGCTTGGATGCGAGGTTATGCGCGGTTATTTGCGCGGAAATCGGCAAGGCCATTACCGCGCGCTCGGTCGCAACTATTTGATTTGCAACGGTTTTGATCTGCGCGGATTGCGCGGAAACTTTTTCGCGCACCGTGGATTCGCTGACGCCGAACTCTCTGGCAAGCGAGCGCAGGGACTCCCCCTCGATGTGGCGTCGGCTGATCTCTACCCACTGGGCCTCTGTCAACTTGGAGCGGCGTCCCATCACACCCCCACGAGGTCGACCAGCTTGCGGCTCTTGGTCTTTGCCTTGGCTGTGGGCTTTGGGGGGCGCTGGCGGGCCCGGCGCGCGGCTTCGCGCTCCTGCCATTCGGCGGTCTCGAGGTAGTGCACACGACGAACCGACACAACCCCAGGCTGGCGGCTGATGCACAGATGCACCGCGTCTTGGATGCAGACGTCTTGGGCGCGCATCTTCGTCTTGGCGCCAAACAGCTTGATCGAGGGGGCAGCGAAGCGCAGCGTCTCGCCGAAGTCAAACACCGAGCTAAATCCCTTGGTGTTGGGTAGCGGCTGACCAGCAGCAGGCACCAGGCGGTGCACCACAGGCGGGTCAATGTGTGAGTCGTCGGCTTCTGTGGTGTCTTCGTCGGCGTGGCTCATGCACGCCAATGCTAGGAACCCGCTCCCCCCCCCCATGAGGACCCTCAGCAGTTTGCATCAGTCGTTCTGGGTTCCATTTGCTGTTTTCCGTATGGGGCCTGTATGGGGTAGGCAACCCACGGGCGGCGCGTCCAGTACGCCAACCCCCGGCCGTGGCACCACGCCTGAGCCTGGGGCCGGGCGGGGAGGGCGCACTTGGTTAGCGCTGCTCCAATCCCCACGCCTGCACACTCAAACCTTGCTTGACGGACGTCATCGCCGAATCGGGGTTAGGCCGCCTGTAGGTCCTTGATTGAAATGGCTTTTTGCTGCTCTGATGGGTTCACCCATTTGGTCTGCTTGTCAATGCTGGGTCAAGCAAGCCACCCATCACAGGCCTGTGTCAAAACTGGCTCGAGTTCGCTCAGGCGCAGCGCGGGAGACGTCGGCGTCTGATTCCGCCCAGCGCTGATATGCCCCATCGAAACGCAGGGCCACACGTCCCTTTTTGCCCTGTCGATTCTTGGCCAGCAGGCAGGCGATCAGCTGAGCTCCGTCGGGCAACTCCCTGCAGGGATGCAGCAGCAGCACCACGTCCGCGTCCTCTTCGATGGCGCCGGACTCCTTGAGGTCTGCCAGCGTGGGCTCGCGGTCTGCCTTGGCCACGTCGCGGTTGATCTGGCTGAGCACCACCACGCAGATGTCCAACTCCTTGGCCAAGGTTTTCAAGCCGCGGCTGATTTCCTCGATCTGGTGGTGTCGGCTCGCCTTGCGGTCGGTGGCGGCGCACAGTTGCAGGTAGTCCAGCACCAGCACATCCAGACCGCGCTGGGCCTTGACCAGCTGAGCCTTGGAGCGAATCGCGAGCAGCGACAGCGCAGGCTGGTCATCGATCTCGATCGGCAGTTCTCCGGCACGCTCGATCGCCTCTACCACCCGGCCCCAACTGTCGTTGTCGTCAGGGGGGATGCCCGTTGCCAGCAGGTCTAGCCTCACTCTGCCCAAGTTGGCCGTGATGCGATCGACCAAATCACCACGAGGCATTTCCTGGCTCAGCACCAGCACCCGGTGGGTGTCCGCTGCCACATTCAGCCCAACCTGGACAGCCAAGGAGGTTTTGCCAACGCTGGGCCGGGCGGCTATCACAACGACTCGGCCTCGCTGCAGACCGCCGCCAAGGTGCCTGTCGAGATCTGTGAGCCGAGTTCTCATGCCTGGGCTCACCTCGCCCTTACCCATGGCCTCCCATCGCTCTGAACGTGATGTGATGGCTTCGATCAGGGCTACGGGCAAGGATCTGGCATCCCGCCTCTGCAGATTGCTCAGGATGGATTGCGCTTGGTCTAGCAAGTGAGCGGGGTCACCCGGCCCGTGCGTCAGGGCTTGCACGTGGTCGCCGGCTGTTAGCAGGGCCCGTCGCTTCGCCATTTGCACCACGATGCCGGCGTACTGCCGGGCATTGACGGCGCTTGGGACGCTCATTGCCAGGTCGTTCAGGTAGCTGATGCCGCCCACGACTTCCGCGTGTTCGGCAAGGGCTGCTGACACCGTGACGACATCGGCCGGTTTGCCCGTCGCAATCAGCGCGGTGGCTGCGGTCCAGATTTGCGCGTGGGCGGCGTTGTAGAAATTCTCTGCCTTCAGGTCGATGTCTGCCAGGCGGTGGGCTGTGGAGTTGTCCAGGAGGATGGCCCCCAGGACGGCCTGCTCTGCCTCAGCAGACCACGGGGTGACGGACGTCTTGGCGTCTGCGCTCATGCGGCCTCCCTGTTCGCGTACTTGCCTTCGATCACACCGACGAACTTGGCGGGGGTCATGAGGAAGTCGAAGTCGCAGCGCCAGCCCTCATGCCCTGCCTTGCGCTCACCCCGGCCCATCAGGAAGTCAGAGGCGGCCACGGCCTCGAAGAATTTGCGGAACCAGGCCAGACCATCCGCGACCGATGCCCAGGACCGGGCTTTCGCCATCTCATCCCATCGCGATTTGGTGGCCGCCTGGCGCTTGGTGGTCCAGACCTTGACGGATGGCAGATCGGGCAGCAACTCCGCATACAGGCCTCGAATCTGTTCAATGGGACAGGTCAGCCGAGTCGGCCTTTTGGCCGGTGAGGACGTGTCTGGTGGTTCTATTGATGGTTCTATGGTGGTTTGGGTCGCATGGGCGCTACCCGTCTTGTGCATGGGTGCTACCCGTCTCGATGCATCGGCGCTACCCGTATCACGGGCGCTACCCGTCGCGTCAGCGCTACCCCTCCAAGTCTCGAACCGATCCAGGTGCAGCTGGTAGCGAGGCGTATCGCCTGGGGCTCCTCCGTGCGCATTCGCCACCACGGAGAGCAGGCCATCTGCCTTCAATGTCTGCACCAGCCGCTGGGCCTGGCAGCGCGACACGCCGACCTTCTTGGCGATCGCCGACATTGAGGGGTGAAGCGATCCGCCCTCATCGTTTGACCAGTCTGCCAAGGCCAATGCTGTGAGCTTGAGTGATGGTGGGCTTAGGGCGGACCCCCAGACCGTGTTCATGGCGCGCACGCTCATGATTGGCCTCCCAAAACCCGCACGAAGCCTTCGACCAGGTCCAGGGTCGTGCCGATTTCGCGCACCACGCCCCACTTGCAGCCAAGGTAGCGCACCTGGCCGTCGATCGGGTCCGTGCGCAGTAGTTCGAACCCTGCCAAGGCTGCGGCGGCTCGCAGAGTGACGAAACGCTTGTCGTCGTTCTGACGGTGGCTTCCACTCATCCACGGCTCCTTGCCCGCGGGCCGGCATCGTGGTCCAACTGCCTGCACGCCTCGATCAATCGCAGTTGATCGGCGGGCATGAAGTCGTGAAGGGGAGCCCAAAAGTCCCCGGCCCACGTCGACCAGACGACCGCAAACACCCCACACGCCTGAACAGCGCCGCTTGGCCGCCACGGGCCCCGAATGTTTGCCATGGTGAGCAACTGGCCACGCGGCGGGTGGAAGCGTCGCACATCGCGAGGAAGTGACGGAGGACGATGTACTTTCATGCGACTGCCTCGTCTTCGTCAGCCATGGTGCATCCGTCGTCCGCATACGCCACTTCGCAGAACAGATCAGGCTGAGCTGGGAGGAGGGCGGGTACCGCGCCGCCTGGACGTAGCGAATACAGGCCCACGCGGTGTTGCTGGCCAAAGTCGGTTTCTATGAGCACCCATACCTTAGTGATGGCGAGACCTCGCTGCTTCAAACCGTAGATGCGCGCTCGGCCGTCCTGTAGGCCAAGCTCCCACATCTCCTGGAACGTCAGCGGCCACCGGCGCAGGGCCCTCTCCAGTCGATCCTGCTGCGCTCGCACGGAACTGCCAGGGTGGGTGTCTCGCAACTTGATCAGCGCGGCACGCTTGGCCGGTGAAGTGGCGTGAAAAGGAATCCCAATCTTGGTCGGGCGGCTCTTTTCAATGACATGCGTGCGCGAATCCTTGGCTTGGCCTTTGACGGGCCGGGCGCCATGATCTGCCGGCTTGCTTGCACGTTTGCTCTTGGTGGGGGCTGCCACCTTTGGTGCGGTAGCTCGAGCCGCAGTCTTCCTGGCGCGGAGGGGCTTGCGCTGGGAATTCATTGCCCACCTCGCTTGGCCAAGGCCTTGCGAAGGTCGCCGACAACCCAGCGCGTGGTGTTGCCCTCCTTGATCGGTGTGGGCAACAGGCCAGCACTAACCCGACGCCATGCCGTGGCAGGACTGATGCTGAATAGGCCGCAGACAATGGGTAGCGGCGCTCGGGCAGAGTCAGGGAGGTTGTCGAAGTCGGCCAGTTCGGGCCGGGATACGAGTTTCGCCATCTTGAGACCTCTTGAGGTTCGGTGAGATGGCTCCTGATTCTTTACTCCCTGGGTTCCTTGTGCGGTTACCTGTTCCCTGAGGGAACTGCCGTAACCAGAGGCCTTTCAGTTGCTAGCCGACTTGATCTTGGCCCAATTGTTCTGCACAGTCTTCAAGGCAAGGGGTTGATTGATTTGAGCAACGATTAGCTCCCCCCGGTGGATGCCTTCACCCAAAACGAAGGGAGACGCAGGAGAGCCGACATCGGCCTCTAATGCCCTGTAAAGCTCCTTGGCTGTAGCGAATCTGCCGGTTCTTTGCTTTTCGACAATGTGCCGGCCCGCAATCGCCCACCAACCTTTGGCGGGAGTGCTGACCGGTTGCGCAGCATTCGATATGGGCGTCGTTTGCCGGCTACTTGTGTCAAGCCCTGAGCTTGGAACCAGGCGTAGCTGTACGCGAGGCTCGCCTTGTCTGGACGGCTCAAACTCTGCTCTGGCTTTGATCCTTCCGATTTCTTCCAAACGTCCGCGCTCAATGTCATGAGAGCGGACTCGTTCTCGAAGCTCTCGAAGCGGTGCCATGAGATCAAGCATGTCCTCATGGCCAACATGTGCCGAGGCGCCACTCCAATTTTCAAGCTGAGCTATCGGCACGCCTTCAGTCTGAAGCCTGCCGAGACGCACATCTCCAGCGGGCGCCGCCACGATCGCAGCAACCGGCAGAGGGGCAGGGTGCGGCATCTCGATTTGAGCCCTTTGCTCTCGAGCGGCTCTAAGAGCCAGCACGCCATCCTGACTCATCTCAATGGAGTACGGCAGGCTTGCTGCGTCTTCCCACAGATTCTTCACTGTGCACCCCTTCAGGCGCCCTTCAAAAGGAGCCCCAGCAGGCGGGTGAAGGATTCCCGCTTTTCGGTTCGCGGGCCTAGCTGGGGCGCACTCTGTGCGGGGGATGGGCTAGATCACATCACAACCGCCCCTGGACGTTGGTCGACGAACGGAGAGCAGACCACACGGGCCCGCTGTTTTCTCTGATGCTGCCAACCACCCTGGCTTCCGCGGCCGCGACGGCAACCTCAATCACCCGGCGGCGTTCGTCCACGGTGGCGGTCGTACCTGGCGCAGCCTCATTGATGATGATGGTCCACGGCTGGCCACCGCCAGCCACGTTGTCAGCCGAAACCACCTTTCCAGACTGATTCGGGATCATGTACTGGCTGCCATTGGCACCCACGAACATCTCCGACTTGCCGGTCTCGTTCACCCGGTACATGGACCCAGCGGACACCGGCCCGCCGTACTGGCGCCCACCGCCGTAGTTCGTGCCCTTGATGGTGGAGATGATGCTTGCGGCATTGGCTGCAAAGGTGCCCATGGCGGCAATGTTGAGTGGGAACGGCGATGAACTACCTGAGTTCGCTATGCCCTGCTGGATCTTGATGATTGAGTCAGCGATGGCAAATGCCTTCGACGCGGCGAACATCGCCCGGTAGGCTGTCGACTGCTTCCCTGCAAACATCTGGGTCAGACCGGCCAGTGAGTCGAACAGCTGAGATGCACCCTGGATGCGCTGACGAATGGACTCCTGCTCTTCCTTGTTTTGCTGGTCCTTGATGGCCTTGATGTTGCGCTGGGTCTGCTCTTCGAGCGTGACAATCGCGGCGGCATAGAGCTCAGCGTTGTCTAGATCCTTCTCAGCGTACTCGCGCAAGATCCGCGACTTTTCCTCCTGCTGGTACAGCAGTTGTGCGATCGGATCTTGGCTCGCGATGGTTTCGGCAGCGAGACCGCGCCCTTGCTCCTGCTTCTGGTCCGCCTGTTGCTGTGCCCGATCGTCGCGCGCCTGCTTGGCATTCAGTTGGTCAGTGATGAACTCGCCCAGCGGATCTTTGCTCGCGTCCTTGCGCGCCTTGTCCGCCTGGCTGTTCAGCTTTGACTGGCGGGCGGCGAAACGCTCACGGATCTGGTTTTCGAGGTCTGGCGTGAATGCCGCCCCGAGTTCATTCCTGGCTTCCTTGATCTCAAGCGCAAGCTGCTGAGCAAGCGTGCCGTAACGCTTGATCCACTTATCGAGCTTTTCAGGATCGCTTTCGTCAGGCTTCGCGGGCACATCTTGCACCATGACGCCACGCCCCCAGCCGGCGCCACCGCCCTTGGCAGATAGCTCACCCATCGCCGCCTTGATGTCGGTGATGGTCTTTTTGTAGGCCGCGATCCGCTCATCAATGGCGGCCAGGTCTGCGTCCTTGGCCTCGCGCTTGTAGATGGTCGAAGACGTGCGCGCCCGCGAAGCCTGGGCCTCGCTCAGGCCGCTTTGAGCCTCCTGCAACTGCCGCTCAAGGTCAACTTGTCCAGCCTTGGAAGACTTCTTGAGGGCCTTGGCAATGCGCTCAGCCGCATCTTCAGAGATCTCCGCTGCAGTCTTCGCCGAGCTGCCGATCTTGTCCCAATTCAGTGCCAGCAGGCCCAGGGCGGTTACAGCAATGCCAACAGGGCCACCCAAGGCTGTCAGCACGGCCGTGAATGCGGTGGTTGAGCTGGTCATCGTGACCATTGCAGTCGCTGCCCAGCCAGCCCGGAGGATCACATCAGCGATCGAAGCAACCAGACGCGCGGTCATGACGCCGGCAAGGCTCATGACCGCCACTTCTGCCGCGTTCAGAATCGGCTTGAGCTTGTCGAAGTACTCGGTCAGGCCGCCGCTTTCAATGCTCAGGGTCAGTTCCTGGATTGCCGTGGTTGCCCCACGCACCATGTCGCCGATCATGTCGCCCAGGCCGCTCTGAGCAATTGCCAGGTACAGGCCCTGCCAAGCATCCTCAAGGTTTGACATTGCGCCGTCCAGCGTTTCCATGCGCGTGGCCATGGCGCCGTCAAAGTTCACTTCACCGATCTTGGTCAGGTACTCGGTGATGTCGGCGGCGTTGTTCTTCACCGTGGTGGTGACGCCCTGGAAGGTGAACGAGACCTGGTCGCCCTGGGTCTTGGCCTTGATGCCGAATTCCTTCAGGCGCTCAAACTCACCAGTGGAGGCGTCAGCGACGGCCTCGATCATCTGGGTGAGATCCTTGCCCATCGCCGAAGCGGTGTTGCCGAAGGAGGTCATGGCGCGCTCGGATGGGTCCAAGCCAAGCGCCTTCAGCTTCACGAAACCCTGAATGGTCTGGTCGAGCGTGTACGGGGTCTTGCCAGCGAAGCCGACCAGCCTTTCCCAGGCTGCACTGGCTTGGTCAACGCCACCCGTGACAGTGCGCAGACTGGAGAACAGAACGTCGAACTGACGCTGCGCGCTGACCACCTTGGAGATCAGCCCCTCAATGGCGATTGCCGAAATCGCTGCGGAGATCCCTGCCGCGATCGCGGTGAACCTCGTTTGAAGCTTGTCGCCCTCGTCGCCGATCTTACCCAAGCGGCGCACAACCTCGCGCTCGGCTTGGCTCATCTGAGACATGTCGAGCGTGACGTCATACGCTAGGGTGCCTACCTTTTCAACCATAGATGCCCCCTCAGTGAATCGAGTGTTGGTCAGTTGGCGGCGCATCAACAAAGGAAATGTTGATGCCCTCGGCAAGCTGGGACTCTGCAGGTGGGTTGCGAACTGACAAGCAGGAGCCAGGCGCCATCGTCAGACAAATCACCACCCCTTCCCTGGTCCGTATCTCTAGCCCGCTAGACACTCCAGCGGGAAGTTCGAGTACTGTCGTGAAGTCAGGCTCTGTGCTCAGAGCAAAGGGTTGCCCTGACCCTGCAGTTTGCTTGCTTGCGGTCATGACGCCCCCCCTTCTTTGGCGATGCCGCACAACTCCTTGACTCGAGCTACTGGCCAGCCGAGTCGGGCGCCAATTCGGATCGGCTGGACGGGGCCCCGCCCAGAGGCTGACCACTCAAGCAGGGTCTTGGGAGCCCGCCCAAGGTAGTGGGCTGCCATCCTGGTGTTCATCGTTGGGGTGTTGACGCTCTCCAGTGGAGGGAACTGATATTTCACGCTTTAGCTCCTGTGAGCCCGACCCCGCCGCAACACGGTTGGGCCAGGCAAGTCGGGATGACTCAGGATGCTACGGAGACGCAAAAAACGGCCTTTGGGTGGCGCCCGCGCACCCATTGGCCATCGCCTGAGGCCGTGACAGGTTCCCCAGGAAGCCAGGCAGACTAATCAACCTTGGCCAATATCGGCCACATCAAAGTTGATGATTCCAGCAAGGGTCTTTGCGCCTTCCTCCTCATCCAGCGCGCGCATCAGAGCTCCCGTGAGGCGGATCATTCGTCCTGCGAGGCCCTTAACCGCGTAATGGGCTTGGCCAGAATCGAGGGGCACAAGGCCAGGCATAAGCCTGCCTAGTTTGTCGAGCTCCCACACCGCGTCCAGGAGGAGCATCTTCGTCTCCTGAGACAGCATTAACGCGGAGTCGGCCCGCGAGGAGCCCACCTGCACGCCGTCTTGTGGGCAGTTGGTAGCGGCGCTCATAGCCTCCACATCGTGAAGCCCATCAATTCGGCTCTTGTAGGCGCTGAAGAATGACATGTCGCCCAGCAACTCATCGCAGTGAGCCAGTAGACGCGCTGCACCCGGAGGTTCAGGCTCCCCGTCACAACCAACGGGAAGCATGTTCGAGACTGCCTCGATTAGGGTCCCAACAAGCTCGCTCACCTCTTCGTGGTGGCGTATCAGGCTGGCGACCTCCGCGCCCGTGAAGCACTGGATTGGCGAGGCAACCGCCCCCCCACGGTTAGGGAAGTTCTTGCTGCTACTGCGTGCGCGGGTCGCTGTCGGCAGTACATTGATGTTAGCCATGGTGCGCTCTCCTTCAAGTGTTGCGCGCTGCGGTAAGGGGGTGGTTGGTGTTGGCGCACCATCC